ACCGCCTCGGCGACGGTCAGCGTGACCTGGTTCTGGTCCACCGAGGTCACCGGCTGCGCCAACCAGACTTGATTCAGAAACGCCTGTGCGGACGCCGTGTCCGCGAAGCCCATCGCCAGCGCCTTGGCCTCGATGGTCGCGGCCGAAAGGTTCACTCCCAGTGCGCGCAACGGCTCCGTCTCGCCGACGAGGCCGGCCCGAATCTTCTCAAGCGCCATGTCTACCGGGATGTTGTTGAACGACGCGAGGTCCGCGGCCAGGGTGAGGATGCCCTGAGACATATCGGCTGCTGGTTTCACGCCGATACCCATTGCCACGAACAGGTTGCCGAACGTGCCGACCGCCGCCAGCGCGGCTGACTCCGACAGGCCCAAGTTCTGCGCGGCACTCTCAGCGAATCGTTTGACCTGATCGGCCGACTGGCCGAATACAACCCCAACCTTCGACATGTTTTCGTTCATGTCGGACGCCGCGCCCAAAACCGACTTCGCGAGGAAACCTATCCCGACTGCCCCGGCGACGCCGGCCAGAGCGATCGCCTTGCCGACGCCGCCCATGACGCCCATGACGCCGCCGCCCTTTTTCTCGATTTTGTCCAGGTCGCCATGCACGCCGGCTAAGCCGCCGGTTTGGCCGCGGCGTTCGTTTATGAGTATTGATAATTCAGCAGCTGACGCCACGGCTAGTCCTCGTCCTCATCAGGCGCGGGCATGGCGCGCATCGCCTCGTAGATGTGGTCGACGGTTATCACGCCCTCGTCAACCTCCATCATTGCCCGTTTCATGCTGACCAGCATCTCGGCCAGGTGCGGCTGTTTGACGAGTGCATCGAGCCCTTTATGCCCCTGTCGCCAGAGTTCGGACGCCGCCTGTGCGGTACGGTATTCCGCGATCTCGCGCACAACCCGCACGTCCTGCCGCTGAGCTACGTCCGGCGTGGTCCCGAACATCTCGCAGACATTGCTCAGGAAACCTTCGTGCGGCTGCGGGCCGTAGACGAGCGCGAGCGGCTGGGCGCTGTCCCATTGCGGCTCGCCGGCGTCGTTGAGCGGGATGACTTCGTACCCGAGGAAGTGCTGGCCGAGGCGGGCGAGCCGTTGAGTTTTCCCAGTGCGGACTCCTCGTTCAGGCTAATCAGATAGAACAGTTCCTCGGTGGTCAATCCCACGAACGATTCAGGGTCGCCGTCCGGTTGCGGCAACTCCCTGCCCCGCATATCGGTCCATGACCAGGCAATGATCCGGTTCGCCAGCGATGACGCGAGTACATACATCTGCTCGGTGCCGATGCGATTGACCTCCATGAGCGCGTCGGTATCGCCGGCCGCCGCCTCCACGTCGGATTGCAGTTGCGAGATCAGGTGCCAGGCGCGCGCGTCGGCGACGGTCTGTACCGGGATCATTTCGACCCACTCAGCCTCATGCGGGTGGTAGGTCTTGCCGCGTACCGTCATCGTGAAATCGTCGCTCGGTATGCGGATCGGCAGCGGTTTCGCCACGGTCCCTCTCCCTCAATTGTGCCTGGGGGCGAGACGATCCCCGCCCCCTTTCCTGCCGCTGTTAGGCGACGGCTCGCGTCAACGCGCTGTTGCCCTGCAACGTCGCGGTGTATTGCGCCGGGCCGCCCGTCGCGAACGAGATGGCGTAGGACGCGAGACACACGGTGCTGTCGTAGTTCGGGTCCGATGCGCCGGCGGTCGCGCCGGTCGGGTCGAACCCAAGCGCCACGCCGGCCGATCCGAGCAACGCGAACAGAGTCGCGTCACCCTGTGACGCGGCATAGTCGGCGCTGCCGCCGATGCTGTAGTTGTAGTCGTAGTTCCCTGCCACCACACGCGGGCCGGCGTCCGCGAACGCCGTCACCACGGGCAACTCCTGGGTCAGGTTCTGGGTTGCGGAATTCAATTCATCTTCTATTGCTACGCTATTAAGCGTAACATTGAGATCACGGGCTGCTCTCCTGGCCATGTTGTCATAATCCTTTCGGCGGTCTGCCCACCACTAAATCCCTGCTACGACTCCGGCGGTCACCAATATGACCGCATCGGTCCCGGTAAATGCCGTGACTGACACGCGCTTCCACGCCTCCGTCGCGGCGGTTGTGGTCACCCTGACGACGCCGGCCGCCGATAGCGAACCACTGGTGAGTCCTGCGATAGCCACGTATGCGTCCGCGGCGGCATCGTCGGATGACTCCTGCACGACGATGGTGATCGCACTGAACGTGCCGGATATGACCCGGAATACAACCGCGAATATCTGGCCGCTCGTCGTCACTCCCATATTGCGGCCCGTGCCGTTGCCGGTGCCGGTGACCGTGGCAGAGCGCAGGACCGTCGCGCGTGTCGCTTGTGCGCTGCCCTGGGCCGTGGCGCTGAACCCGGCCGCTCCACCCACCGCGAACGACTGGGGCCGGCTGGCGCGTTGCACAACGTACTCGTACCCGATGGTATTCTCGGTCGGGATGCCGGACGTAATCAGCGGGCACCCGGCCAGGTAATGATCGGTGTTGTCCCCGAAGTCGGTTTGCAGTTGCTCGTCAATGTCGTTATCAACGTAGTCTGAGAACCCGCCGAAGTTGACGGTATAGTCGTAGTTCGCCGGAATGACGCGCGGGCCGTCGTTGCTGAACGCTGTCGTAACAGGTAGCCCCTGCGTGATGCCCGCACCGAAAGCATTGAGGTATCCGTCGTACTTGAACTCATCCCAGTAGATGCGGATGTCGCGGGCACTTTGGCGCGCCACTATGGCACCTCCTTCGGCGGCTTGCCCTTCGGCGGTTTCGTCGGCGGCAGTTGTTTCGCGGTCGGCGCTCTGAGCGCGCCCTGCTTCAGCAGCGCCGGCACGTCCAGCGCATCGTCCGGCTCGAACGTCACCAGCGTCGGCCCCGGTTCGTCGCCGTGGTTCGCGTCCGGGTTGTCGAGGAAGTGCAGCCAGTTACCGCGCCGCCCCGCACGTGGACGCGCTACGAGGGCATCCACTCGCGGCGGCGCGTCTTTCGTGAACCGGAGTTGGTGCGCGATCAACACCCAGGGTCCGATGTGCTCGGGTAGTACGCTCATGTTAGTGTCCGCCATCTGTATTTCATGCCGGCATAACTCACCCCTGAGTGCTTGTACACGCCATAGCCGTACACCTGCAACGGGATCAGGCTCGCTACCGTGCCCCCCAACGTCGCGTCCCCCAGGATCGCAGCCCGGATACTGCCGCTGCCCGACGTGGCGAAGCAGCTCAGCAATGACACCCGTGAGCGCGCATCGCCGCCGGCGCGCGTCACCATCACGAGGATGTCCCACTCGGCATCGAACCCGCCATCAAACGTGGCATCCACGATGAACGGTTCCGCCGGCAACACGATCGCGCCCGGCGCCTGGAACCCGTCCGGCCACTCGCTGTAGGCGTGCAGGCCGCTGACCGTCTCTAGCCGGGTTTGGAAACCCCCGGCGATGGCCGCGAGGTCAGCCACGGCCCGCCCACTTTGCCTCGATGCGTCGGATGGATTCGGCTACTAGTTCGTTGACCTTCGTCTGCGTTTGAGCGTAGGTGTTGCTGAACCAGCCTTTCAGGAGATCGCCCTGCCGTGGCCCACGCCGGTAGCGGTAGGCCCGCCCGATAGACTCCTCCAGCTTGAGTCCGTACATCCCGACTGCCCCGCCCGTGGACGCGCCGCCGATGACGCCGTACTCTGCCTGCATCTCGCCGATCTTGTGCGTGATCGCGCCACGCAGCCGGCCCGTGTCAACCGGCGCGGCGATCTTCGCGAAGTTTTCGCCCGAGATCGCGCCCTTCGAGACGATGGTCTGCACTTCCTGTTTGTACAGCTCCGGCGTCGTCACCTTCAGAAGGTGTTCGAGGCCCTTGATTTCGATGCTGACGTTCGCCACGCTACACCCCCACCAGCAGGCCGCGCCGCCGGTAGCGTTCGGTTAGCGCCTTCCAGTCCGGGTCCATTGCCGGGATGCGTTCTGTCCCGAACTCCGGACCGCCGACGATGCCGAACGGGGCGTCTTTGCGCCGGAACAGCCGCGTCGCCTCCAGGATCGCCGCCTCGACGATCGGCTCCGGGTAGCGGTAGGCAACCACCGCCGCGCCGTTGGAGTGCGTCGCCGCCGTGCTGCCGTTCGCGCCGCGTGCGTCCAACGTCAACGTATTCGTCGCCACCGACGCGACGTACACCTGTTCGGTATCGATCAGCAGGGTGTGCAGCGCCTTGACCGAATGCCCCGCCGTCATCGTGACAGTGAGTCCGGTCGTATCAGAGATGGCCGCGCCCAACGTGCCAACGCTGACCGTCTCAAGCCAGAAGCCCCACAACCCCACGACCTCGACGCCGCGACGATCGGTGGGATAAGTGTACGCACCACTAGGGTTAGCCCGGATCGCGGTGAACGGCTCCCGCCCATCGGCCGCGTCGTACGGTTCCAGGTCGTAGTCCGTCGTTGCCCAGGTGTTGCCATACGTCCGTGTGCCGCTGCTGTTCGTGGTGAGTGTTTTCAGCGTCGTCACCGTCAGCAGGTCGTCAACCATCAGCCAGTCGTAATCGCGCGCTGTGTAGTAGCGCGTGGCCGTGTACGGGTGGAAGCGGCGATCCAGTTTGTCGTCGATCTGCCGGGTCGCCGCCTCGATGGCGCGCCGCAACGCGGTATCGTCCGTCGTGTCGGTGATGCCGAGCGCCGTTTTCAGGTCGTCGCGGTTGATGAATGCGAAGGGCATTCATCCCCCCTTCGGCATTCGCGGCGGCGGGTACGAGTTAGCTGGGATGGTTGGCTGCTACCCCTGCTATTCGGGGGAAGGCCAGGCCCGAGCCAGGCGATTAGCCTGCGGAGAAGTTGCATCTTACGGCTTCCTCCGGCTGCGCCCAGTACGATGTTCCGGCAGTTTGGACGCGCCGAAGGTCTCGGGCGTCATTACATGCGGCTCTGCATGGATCAGATGAATGTTCGTCGTCTCCGCCGTGCCCAGCATCTCCGTATCCTGGACCGTGCTCGCGCGGATCATGCTGTCCTCTCCGGTCACCATGCGATGCGCCGGCGGCTCACTGAGCGCCCGTACCGCAACCTCCTCGACAACCTCGAACGCACCCGGTGCATCACGCAGCAGCCACGACGCGAGGTCCGCATCGCTGATGATGTCTCCCGGCAGATAGTCCAACGCAACCGGCGACCCACCCGTGGTGTAGACGGCCCTGTAGCGGATGATGCACCGGACAGCCATCTAGTACCCCTCGTCATAGATCACGTACAACGTGCCGGCCTTGGTATCGCCGCCCTGCGCAACCGTGCATTGGACGCGGCTCACCAGCGGCAGACGATCGGTTACCGGGTCGGTTCCCGCGTAGACCAGCGCAACATTGCTCGTGTTCACGCACGCGCCGCGTGGGAGTTTGGTCAGCGTGGATGTGCCCGCGTTGGTCACGGTGAGCAGCGCCGTCCCGCTCACCTCATCAATGATCGTCAGGTCAGCGCCGGTGAGGATCGTCCCCGGCACGTACACCAGCGCGTGCAACATCCCGCTGGCAGGGCCACTGTAGACGACGGCAGCCCCCGCCGCGTCGGTCGTGATCGGAACGATGTGCTGTTTGATTGCCATCTACATCGGATCCTCTACGTCCCACAGCGTGGCGTAGACATAGAACACGCCCGCTGTCAGGCCAGTCGCCAGGATGCAATCGATCGTGTCAGCCGATGCGTAGTATCTGCCGGTGCCGGAGTAGGCCGCAGTGTTCGTCTCCGTGCCGGCGTACGTGGCCGCCGTCGTCTCGGTAATGTCAGTCGTATCAACCCAGCCATCGGTATTGTCGCCGTCGCCGATGTCGATGCTCGGCGTCCCGCCGTCCAGCAGCGTCGTGATAACCACGGACACGCCATAGGGCGGGACAAACGTCTTCGCCGGCACGTGGACGGCTACGAACGTTGTGCCGGTTTCTGCCACTCCAAACGGCCCCGCAACCACGAGTTTGGGGCTTGTGAGGTCTACCTGTGCCATGTCAGTTAGCTCCTGTCAGCCGCACGCAGCGGCGTCGGTTCCTCGTCAGTGACCGTATCCTCGTCGGGCGTGAGCGCGGCGATGTGGCCCTCGATCCAATTGAGCTTCGCGCGCGTTTCCTCGGTCGCCGCAGCGAGTTGCTGCAGCCGTTGCCGGAGTTGTTCGCGCTGTTCGTAGGCCTGCTCTAGCGTCATCTTCATGGCTACGATCCCGTCCCGCCGACGGCGTAGGATGGCGGGCAGTGGTCTAGCAGGTACCAGTTCGTGCCGTTGGAGAACACCGTCGCCGCCGCGCCGATCTGCTCGTTCGTGGTCTGGAATGTGACGGTCGTAAAGGTGTCGTTTTTGTAGACAATCGCATCGGTCAGTGACGTGATCGCCATGTTCGCGGCGGTCAGGTTGACGAAATGGTAAATCTGCCCGCCCGTCGCCACGGTCGGCAAGGTGAACGTCGCCGCGGCGGTCGCGTAGAAGTACGCGCCGGATTGATCGACAGTGACTGCCGTCGCGCCTGCCGCCGTGATCGTGCGGACACGGTACTCGGCGAGCGTCGCACCGCCGATAAGTCGCAGTTCGTCCGCGCTCTGGTCGATCCAGATCTTCGCGCTGGCGGTGTCCGTGTACCAATGATGATCCATGCCCGCGCCGTCAACGCCCCAACTGATCGCGCTATTGGTGCCAGCCTGGAGGATGTCGAAATCTGTTGCATCCCAACGCATCGTGATGTCCGAGCCAGTCCCGAACACGACCTTCGCGTTGTCGTTGAAGAGCAGCGTGTCAGCCGACTGGTCCCAGGTCATATCCGCCGTTGCGGTATCGCCGTAGAACACATGGTCGATGCCGGCCCCAGAAACGCCCCACTTGATGCTGCTGTTCGTCGTCGCCTGCGTCACGTCAAAGTCGGTGCCGTCCCAGGCGAACGTGAGATCGGAGCCGGTCCCGAAGACGAGTTTCCCAGAGTCCCCGAAAATCAGCGAGTCTGCCGACTGGTCCCAGAGTAGATCGGCCGCGACGGTATCGCCGTACAATTGCAGGTCAATGCCCGCGCCGGATACCCCGAGTTTGATGCTGCTGTTGGTTGTCGCCTGGAGAATGTCGAAGTCGGTGCCATCCCAGGCGAATGAAATGTCGCCGTCATTGGCACGGATGCCGGCTCCGGTCCCGAACCAGAGCTTTTTGGAGTCGATGATCTTCGAGTCTTTGCTCGCCAGGAAGGCATAGTTGCTGCGGATTGGCATTGCGTCACCCCTGTCAGGATCAGCGGGCCGGAGCCAAACCCGGCCCGCTCACGCTAAGTTTGCGTCTAGACTGTGATATTGTACGCGACCGCGGCTGCCTCAATCCCTGACGCCGCGCCGGTCGCGCTGTAGCGTCCGAAGCCCAGGCGCAAGCTGTAGATCAGCCGTGTCTGGTCACGCCCCGGCAGCCGCTCGGTTTCGAGCATGACCCTCCGGCGATGCCCGACTTTGAACCCGTTGCGGTTGAACGCGACGATCTGGCCCTTCGTGCCGGTGTCGGCTGTATCGACCTTGCCATCGGCAACGGTCAGTTTGATGACCTGTGTCGGGATGATCGGGTGCCCCCAAATGCGGCCAAGTTCGCCGGTCAGGATCGTCGCCTGCGGGCCGTACTTATCGACCGTCAGTACCTCGTCCAGTTGCAGCGCCGCCGCGTAGGTCGAGAAGTCCATTGCGAACACAAGATCCTCGCTGCGCAGCGGGTAGCCCCAGTGCATCGGCGCGTAGGTGTTCGCCTGTACCATGTCGGTCTTCAGGGCGAGGTAGTGTGAGGAATCGTGCGCCGCAGCGATATCGTTCGCGTTGCCGGTGTTATCCACCAGCGCCGCGTGCCGGATGCCGTCAAACGCCAGCCAGTGCCGGGTATCAGCCGGGTCGGCGTCATCCTCGTTGATGTTGCCGGTGGCCAGGTTCGTCGTGTCGCCGTTGATGACCAGCGAGTCAGAGAAGTGAGCCAGCGATGACGCCGACTGCCGTCGTAGGTAGGGTACGAACGGGATGATGGAATCCTCCTCCATCTCGCCCGACCACATCTGATGGATAATGAACTTCTGCGCCGTAACCGTCACGCGGTTGGAGCCGGTCTTGTCCGTGGTGTAGTCGCTGCTGTTGTTCGCGGTGTTCTCACCTACCCACAGCATGTCCGGCAGGTCGGCTTCGACCGGCAGGTAGGCCGTCGGAGCGGTCATCTCGAACGCATCGAACAGGGGGAAGATGCGTGATGCCGGACGGGCCGCGTCCCACAGTTCGGGGACGTACTGCGCGCCGATCAGTTGCAAGCCGTAGGCCGTCTCGGCGCTGTCCATCGCGCGTACGGCGGCATCGTACCCCTGCTGGTCGAGTCGCTCCTGACGACCGAACATGCGGTTCAGTTTGCCGTGCTTCGGCACACGCGGGAACTGGACATCCAGCTCCCTGTAGCCAAGCTCGCGCACCTCGTCAGTCGTCAGGTAGTAGGCGTCCGAAACGTCCTTGAACGCCGCCTCTAGTTCAGCCGAAGGCCCGTGGTACACGCCGCCCCCGGCGCGCGGCTGGTTGCGCAAACTGTTCTGGAGGTCGTACAGGAACTCGATGTCCCCGACATCCATCCCCATCCGCCCGAATTTCGAGCCTTTCAGCCGAGAGTCCCCGCCACCAAAGCGCAATTTGCGCGTCATGCCGTTGACGTCGGGTGCGCTGCTGAGCGCGCCAACGACCTGTTGCACGATGTTCGTGCGCTGTTCCTCGGTCAGTTCACCGGCCACGGATTCGACCGCCGCGAGCCGTGTCTTGATCTCGTCCATCGCCGCCCCGACGTTCGCGTCCAGGCGAGCGAGTACATCTTGAATCTCATCAGGCATGAATAGCCTCCAGTAATCGTCTGTAGGGTGAAAGGTCGATCGAACCCGTCTCCGGGGCGGGTGCGTCCGGCGGCCGTCGCAGGCTGCGTTGCAGCAGATCCTCGACAGATTCCATGCGCGCCATGAGCGCCGCGAGCCGTTCCTCGATGTCAGGGGGGAAACCGCGCGCCGCCGTGTGCAATTGCAGCGCGTTCGGGTCACTGGGGAGGGACACGTTGCTAATCTCTAGCAACTCAACCTCGCGGAATACGCCTACCTCGCCCGGCTTCATCGGCCATTCGGCGCGGCCGGCACGGAACCCGACCGAGACGGCGTGAACGAATCCGCCGTCCAGTTTGCGCATCACGTCTACAGCGCGCGGATCGCCGTCGTCGTATTCGACAGTCGCCAGCAAGCCGTCATCGTCGGGCGTCACTTCGGTGGCGCGGCCGATCGGCATCTCGTAATAGCTATGGGAAAGCAGCACGACGGGATTGCGAAGGTAGTTATCAATGCGCCACTCGCCAGCCGGGATAATCATCCCGTCGCGTGCGGCCACCGTTGACGACGCACGGAACTTGTAGCGTTTCTTGCCGCCATCGTCGGCGCGTGCGGTGAATAATGCTCGTGCGTAGAACGTCTCCACATTGCCCCCGTAAATGCAAACAGCCCGCGGCCCCTATTCGGGGTACGCGGGCGATGCTGCCCTCTGTATTTCGGCGGGTTGCCCCGCGTCGTGTGCCGCTATCCTACGCCTATGCTGCGCGGTACGTCAATCCTTCAGTATCCACGTCATCGTACACCTGCAATTAATATCCTCTTCCGGCCTGCCCATCGAGCCGGGACACGGGCCGGTAGCATCGCCTACCGCGAAGTCCTCTTCCAGCCCAACCTCCTGCCCGTGGGCTTCGATGTGACTCTCGCGGGTACGATTGTCTAACCCTGCTAACCACACCTTCCCGGACACAACCCCCGACTGCCGCGCCGCCTCTAGCCCGCCCTGATTGACAGCCTCAGCAGTTTCAGTCCTGGCGATCGTCTCAGCCCGCGACGCGCTGATGTCCCCGAACTCGGCCTTGATCGCATCGGCTAGTTCGGGTATTGACATGCCCGCATCGATGCCGTCCTGGAGGATCGTCCGCAACGCCTCAATGGTCGTCGAGTTCACCTCGTGGGCGAAGGTGAACGCGGCATCCTCCAACCATTGCCGGATCGCCGGGTTGGTCAGGTCGAAGTCACCGACGATCCCGAGATCGGCCAGCGTCTCACCGCCGGCATCGGCGACGATCTCCTCCAGGATCGGGAGCATGGACTGCACGAACGTCTGGTCCCATTGTGCGATGTCGAACGGCGAGGCCAGCACGTCGTCGGCGTCGCGCTTCAGTTCGTTAGCTAACCACTGATCGTATTCTTCGGAGCCGATCAGGTACGGACTCACCAGCACGCGATCTGTCAGGTAGTTCACGACTCCCCGTTTCCTCCGCAACCGTGCCAACACACTCTCCTGTTGCCGCGTGAACAGCCGCCGTAACTCGCGCAGGAACGCCCGTTCGCCGCGATCCATCACCCGCGTTGCACGACGCCAGCGCAGCTCGTGTTCGGTCGAACCGTAGCCAATGCCGCGATTCGCGCCGTCCCGTAACTGCCGGATCAACGCCAGCGCCGCGCGAGCTGGCTCGGACGTTTCAAGCGCTGTTTCGTCGATCGGGTCATCCACCTTCGGCAGCAGGATCGATGGCGTGCCAGGCGGCATAAGCGTGTAGTTCTGATAGCCCACGTTACCCCACTCGTACCCGCCCGGCAGGTTCGGGTTGTACTCGGCTATCAGGTCGTTCAGCGGCACGCCCATCTGCCACCACGTCTGAGCCTGCGCCGTCAACGCCGCCTGATCGGCCTGCAACGCCGGGATCATGGAGGAATCGAACGTCATCCGATCCGCCTCACCCGGGAACATCGGCAGCAAAAACTCCGTGAACACGTCGGCGATGTCCGACGCTTCAGGGAGCAGCGTCTCGTTCCACAAGAATAGATGGTCGCTGGTCAGGTTGTTGTAGGTCGAATGTTCGCGGTCCTGGAGAATGCCGGCCGGCACGCCGTACACCCGTGCCACCACCGACACAGACCAGCGCAGTTGCTCGAGGTACTGCATCTCCTCCGGACTGAACGACGCCTCCTGGAGCTTGAGTTGCTGTCCCATGATAACCCAGCGGTGCGCGTTCGCGTCCCCCTTCGCGCGTCTCCCGATCGCCTCAGTAATCAGGGCCACATCATTAACTGTCCACTGGACATCTTTCTCGGCCGGGGCAATCAACCCCCCGGCCATCAGGCCGTTGACAAAGATGTTGCGGTTCGCCCGCGCGGCCGCGTTGCTCGTATCCACCGACAGCCGCGCCGAGGCCAGCGGCGATAGCCCGCTGAACTCATCTATCGGGTTGTCCATCGGAAACCAGAGCACCTCGTCCGCCGCGAACGGTATACGCATCCCCATATGCTCGTAAATGTAGCCGCCGATGTAGTTCGTCGCGTCCGGTACAACGCGCATCCGGTCGGGCCGTACCCACCACATCTCGGATGGCGGCTGCCGGCCATTCGCGCCACGGTTCAGAACAACGTAACCGCTACCCCAGAGACAGCGCGACCATTCGATCAGTCGAACCAGCCGGCGAAACGTCCAGAACGGATTGACCCTGCGGAGCAGTTCGTAGGCCGAGCCGGGCCGAGCGTTCGTGACCTCGATCTGTTTCCCGCCGCGTCCCTCACGCCAGAGTTGCGGATTCAGTTTGCCGATGTTTTTCGCCCGGATACTGCTGGCCGCGTAGATCAGGTCCGACGTGGCAGCGTAATCGCCGTAGACCTCCGGCGAGAACGTGTCGGCGTTATGTCCCCAGTGCGCCTCAAACGGCTCGACGGCAGCCGCCCCGACGAGGAACGCGCGCTGCCTGTCCGTGGCGCGCAGCGATTCAGGGATGGCCGGCGCGGGACGGTAGCGCCAGGGGACGATCGCGGTGTTAGGCTGTTGCGACAATGAGTGCCCCCCGTCGTGCGCCCTGCCATGCAAGGGCGAGACTGATTACGCTGTCATCGTGCATCCCCGGCGGCGCGCTATAGCGCAGCAGACCGCTCGGCAGACGCTCGGTCTGGAACGCCAGCAACTCCGCGATCAAGTCCGGTTCGTTCAGGATCGCGATGTCCCGCCGCTCGAACGCCAGCGCCAGCGCGTCGACCGCCCCCTGTTTCGATGCGTTCGTCGTGGTGAACGGACGGACCCGCATTCCCAGCCCGCGTAGCGTCTCGATTAACGGCTCCCCGATGCTGTTGCGTTCGGGGATCACCTGGATTGGCCGGAATCGTTCGTACAACGCCCTGAGCCGGCCTACCTGCGTCGTGTAGTCGATGCGGTTGAAACGGTCGCGGTAGGCCATCGCGCCAGCCGTAATGTCGATCACGGTGAGGACTGTCCAGTCCTGATGTTTCGCCCAGTCTACTCCGATGACGTACTCGTGATCTTTGGTCGGCGCGTCCTGACGAGTAGCTGTCGCGCACTCCCGCACGTTGCGGAACACGCCCGCGCCGTCCGCGATGAAGTCGGCAAGGTACTCCTGACGGAACGCCACGTCCGGCATGTCGAGCCGCGCGGCCTCAATCTCTGCCGGGTCGATGTACGGGTTGGTCGAGGTCGGCATCTGCCAGGATGCCCACTCAGTAGCATTCTGGTCCTGCCCGCGCATCCAGAGCGTCCAGAAATAGTCGTGGCCCTTCGGCGTCCCCAAGAACCACGCATCGCCGGCGTAGTCGGTCAGCGTCGGTCGGATGGCCTCGTTCCAGTCGGTTTCGAGATCGCGTACCAGCGCGCCCTCGTCAACGATGATGCGCGCGTACTTGCGCGATCGGCCCGCGCCCGCGCCCTCTAGGCTCCACATCTCAAGCGTGCCGGCGGTAATCAATTCGATCCGGTGCTCCTGTTGCGATACCTGCCGCGTGATCGGCTTCAGCACCTTGACCAGATCACGCCACGCCTCCGCCTGGATCTTGTTGGTCGCGGCGAACCAGCTGACGGGAAGCCCCGACAACATAGCCTCTGATGCGAGGTTGATCCCCAGCGTTGTCTTACCCGTGCGCCTCCCTGCGGTAAGCACGTTATATCGGCGCGCCTCGTTCAGCACCTGCCGCTGTGCCGCATGGGGACGGGGGAGCATCAGGCGCAGCGTTGTAGTCATAGCACATCAACGGCGGTCACTCGGACGCTCCATGATCAACGTATTCCACGATGACCCGAACGTCGCCGGAGATTGATTGCTCGATCTTCTGCCCGTAGCCACGATCACGGCCCAGGGTTGATAACGTATAGGTGATCGCCTGCCAGTCGCCGGCATCCAGTTTCTCAACGAGTCCATGTTCGGCCTGGTCCACGAGTTGCTGGCGCTCGGCCTCCAACGCAGCGGCGAACGACGGGTAACGTCTGGCGTAGTAGTTGACGGTATCCCAGTCGCAGCCTAGCGAGCGGGCAATACGCGCCTTGATGCCGCGCGACCCGTGAGCGGCCTCAATCATCTGCGCCACATGGTAGCGTTGCTGCGCCATATTCCCAACTACCGAAAATGACTACCCTGAAACCGAAACCGCCCGGCCCGACGGTGACCGTCAGTACCGGGCGATGCTGCCCTCAGTATTGTGCGTCAGTATGCGCGCTGGAGGGGTAGCGCGTCAATCAGGCGGCATTCCACACTACCCAGAGGTCACGTAGCAGCCGTTTCTCCATGTGGCGCTTAGCTCGGAGATGCGTCTGCATGTCGGATAGCTCAGGGTGCAGTTCACGCTGGCGATCCTTCTCCGCGAGGTAGTACGTTCGGTACTCCCCGTCACGGTTGCCCTTCAGCAGCGAGTCCCCGATCACCCACATGACCGATCGACGCTTCGGGTTATAACCGTGCTCCAACGCGGCATCACCAGTGACTTTACGCTGGCGTTCGCCGCCGATCACCGCAAGCCCCATGCGTTTCCAGACCTTCGCGGGGTTGGCGTAGTTCGCCAGATCACCTGTTTCGCCAACGATCTGTGCTAAGCCGAGCGCGCCAAGCCCCCGGATGGATGCGACCCACGCATAAACGGGTAGTTGCTGGGCTAGTTTCTCAAGGCGCTTTTCGAGCATCGCCCGATTATGGCGCAGTGGTTCCTCCGCGAGTTGGTAGGGCAGGGAGACGAGAGCGGCGAGGTCGGCAACGTCTTCGCGGGTTACAGGAAGACGATGGCCTTCCTCGCCACTCTCATTCTCTGGTGCGTGGCTGGCACACCTTTCTTGGGCATCAACCACATGATGGCCAGCCACGCTATTGCGAGGCGTGGCAGGGTCGGCAGCGATCAAGTGGGGAACACTGATAGATTGACCGATCTCCTGACAGCGCGGATCGCCTGGGTTAGCAGCGCACATCTCCGCCAGCCATTTCTCACGCTGGCGGGACTTCGCTTTACACTTGGGGTCATTCGGGTTGAGGCGACAGAACACCGCGAACTGCTGGTTTGACAGCGCCGTCATGGCCCGTACCATGTCCTGCCGTTGCTGGTAGGTTTCGCGTATTTCGGAACAGAGAGCGCCGCGATCCACGGGCCGTATGGGTAGCAAAATGGCAATGGTCACGCGACGCTCCGTTCCTTGCGACGACGGGGCAGCGACACATTAAATTGCAGGTCCACCTTGGCCCCGCCGCCATCCTCGCTGGCCTGCTGTTGCAGGCGTGCCAGGTCATTGTGAGTGAGAACATCCTCCGCCCGTGCTCCCTCGGGCAACGCGGCCACAATGAGACGTAACCAACGGGCAGAACGCAATGTGCCCTTCGCGTGCGATTCCAGTCGCACCGCGTTTGCGGCGATCTGATCCCCGACCGCATCCCCGAGTCGCAAGCCGCCGGCCAGTGGGTAGTCCAGCAGATTCACCCGCGCCAGCGCCACCAGCCCGTCGGTCGTTGGTTCCTGTTGTCTCCCAGGCTCAGCCCAAAGACTCCCCCGTGTCATGGATGCCTCCGCCGCGATCTGTGCGTAGCAGGCGCGATCCAACAGCGGGTCAATGACCAGATGGTAGAGTTCCTCGTCTGCCAGAAGATGTGCCTTGAGGATCGCGGCCGCCGTCTTCCAATTCCCGTTTGCCTGTTCCAGTGCTTCTTTCCGGGCGCTCAGCAGCGCCTGTAGATCGCTCATGTCCCCTCCGCGTTCCTCGGCACCCGCCGTCGCTTGCCGCACACCGGACAATCAAGATCGACTCGCCCAGTTTCGTCCTGCTCATACGCTGGCACCAATACCCGCAACCGCAGCCCGCCCGGCGTCCTGATCGCCAGCACCTGTTGGCACTCCCGGCAACGAATCAGCCGTCCCTCGTCAAGGGCCGCGCACCCCCGCTGCATCGCGAGCGGCGTGGTCATCGGCGCGGCGGCACGGCAGATCGCATTGGCTCTGGCGTTGGCCCACCACCGTCCCCGGTCGTGGAAACCACTGCCGCCTTCACCACCTGAACCTGCGGCTCATCGAAAGTCGCGCTCTCCAGGAGTTTGCCATCATGCAATGTGCGCGGCTGAATCGTGATGCGCCGGCACCCGTGGAGCCACTTGGTTATGCCGATTACGACGCCCTCAAACCCGGTGATCGTGTCCCGGGCTTCATCCCCCAACTCGACATGATTCATCACTGATCTCTCCTAACGTAACTCACAGCACCGGATCGGCCTGGGCGTCGTCTCCCTGCCCTCGATCAGCGCCCGCGCGGCCACGGCTAACGCAGCCATTCGATCAACAACCCAACTGCTATCACAACCGGCAGCAGAAACGGGATTGCATAGAACCACGAGTGCACGAGGAACTGAATGTTCTGATCGAGCGTCGCACCGTCGCCATGTGGCATCCCATCACCGAAACAGAACCATCGCCAGCGATTGACTAGCCTCATCGCCCTGCCTCGCACGTTGGCGGTGATCTGGATCATGATGTCTGACTCGCTCATCGTCAGCGCCGCGCTTCTCGATAAGCCCTGTTCGGGTCCACAAACATCGGCTGATCGGTCGTCGCGTCGCTAACGGACAGCCGAACGATCGGACGCAACGCAACGAACGCGTCGCAGTATTGGCGCTGGTTCATTCCGAGCGTCCGCGCCGCCGCTCGTAAACTCGGGAATAGCCGCCACGCCGCCCTCGCAGCCCGGTAGCGTTGCGTCAGTTCGTCCTGTTCGCTCATGCCATCTCCGCAATCGCCATCTGCAACCGCCACCACCACTCATCGTCCCCCAGCATCAGGTCCGTCTCGCGCGGTCGCGGCACGTGACGTGCTGCCGTCTCCAGTGCGGCGATCCGGGCGAGGCACCATTGCAGGTCGGCGGGGGCGTGGGCGATAAACTCAGCATCGGGCTGGTGGCCGAACATGCCGCGTAGTCGCGGCTGTGGCAGGTCGTCGCCGTTCACCTGGAAAACGTCCCAGCCCATGCCGCCGTCACGCTCGCCAACATCCCACGGCCCCGGCGTCTGCCGTTTCTCTGCGCTGCGCCAGTCGCATTTATACCACCAGCCCAAAAAAGCCTCAATCTGTTCGTCCGTCGCGGACGCCTCGCGCAATTCCTTCGCGCAACGATTCAGCATGCCGCGCTCGGCTTTCGTCATGCGGCTCCAGTCGCGCTGGCCGTCGCCGCCGAACGGCGGGAGCATCTTGCAAATGAGCGCCAGAACGTTCACGATCTCACGGTGTCGCAGGAGCACTCGGCTAATCCTGCTGTCGGTTACGATCTCGCCGGTGAACATATCCACGGCCACCCACTTCGGTTGTTTCGGTCGCGGCTGTCGTTTCGTCATGC